GTGTGACACAGATGGTGGATGCAGGTGTACCGTTGCCCCAAGTTATGGCAGTGACAGGACACAATCATGTGTCTTCTGTGAAACCATATATGAAACATACTTACACCAGTGCAAATAGTGCCTTGACACAGAGAAACGTAAGTGTATCCTTGAGTGGAGCGAACAACATAGAAAGTGATGCAGTATGAATATGAATGATCTTATACATGACTTAGGACTAGCTAATGGTGAGACTAAACGTATGACATGTCCTGCATGTAATACTAAGAATACATTTACTATTACTAATAATATGGGTAAGATCATATGGAACTGTTACAAAGCTGGGTGCAGTGTGTCGGGTGGCACACGTACTCAACTGACTGCTGATGACATACGTAAGTCATTGGGTAGTGTTGCAGAAGAGACACACGTATCAACATTCTCAAAACCAGATTGGTTTGTACGTGATGATGCAAAGATCAGAGACTTCTGTGACCAGTGGGAGCTAGACCCACAAGATTTAGGCTTGTTGTATGACGTTAAGGAAAATCGTGTGGTGTTCCCTGTTGTACACAATGGAGTTACAGTCGATGCCACAGGGAGATCACTAGGTAGACGTATACCTAAGTGGAAAAGATATGGTAAAAGTGACTTGCCATACGCTGCTGGACGTGGTAAAACGGCTGTAGTTGTTGAGGACTGCGTGAGTGCCGCTATTGTAGGTGATGGTGGTGTATATGTCGGGGTCGCAGTGTTGGGTACATCATTGTCCAATGGACACAAGAGGTACTTGTCGCAGTTCTCAACAGCAATAATTGCATTAGACCCTGATGCCTTACCTAAGACACTGCAGTTTGCACGAGAGCTACGTCAGTATGTGGACACTATCAAGATCCTGTACTTGCGTGACGATTTGAAATACCGTAACCCTACCGACTTTGAAAACCTTACAACACTAGGAGACTAACACATGGAATTATCATTGATACGTAGTCTGATGGACAAAGACTTTTATGACGAGCACCGTGGTGCACGTTGTCCTGACAGACTATTCAGTAAAGATGTACGCAAGATCAAGCAGTCTATTGATACTGCTATGGATCGTTATGAGCGTACAGTTACACCAGCAGAGATTGAGGCATTGTTCATGGCGAACAACCCCACCCTCACAACTGCACAGAAGACTGCATACAGCCACCTGTTTGGGCAGGTAAGCAAGGAGCAGCCAATGGGCAGTGACGTAGCACAAGAGGTGCTGTCTAAGCTGTTCCAACAGGTGATTGGTGAGGACATTGCCAACCTTGGCTTTGACTATGTAAACGGTAGCAAGTCTACACTGGAACCATTACGTCAAATGCTTGAGCAATATGGTGATGACTTCACACCCAACCTACGTATTGATTGGGAAGACATTGACCTTGATACTATCCTTGCCATGACTGACCTTGAGTCACAGTGGACATTCAACATACCCACGTTGACACGCAAGGTTGAAGGCATCAATGCGGGTCACTTGATTGAGGTAGGTGCACGGCCTAACACAGGCAAGACATCCTTCCATGCTTCACTTGTGGCTGGGCCAAATGGCTTTGCATGGCAGGGTGCACGTGTTATTGTGTTGTGTAACGAAGAAGGCTACCATCGTGTGGCTCACCGCTACATCACGGCAGCTACAGGCATGGACAAGTTTGAGATAGTCAAGAACAAACAGGAAGCCATGCGTGTCTTTGGTCAGATACGTGATAAGATCATGTTCAAGGATGCAACAGGGCGTGACATGAACTGGGTTGAGTCTGTGTGCAAGTCATACAAACCTGACGTAGTTATACTAGACATGGGTGACAAGTTTGCCCGTACTGCTGGCTTCTCACGTCCTGATGAGGCACTCAAGGCTAATGCCATACAAGCTCGACAGATTGCCAAGCAGCAAGAGTGTGCCATGTTCTACATGTCTCAGCTATCTGCAGAAGCAGAAGGTAAGGTTGTACTCAACCAAGCCATGATGGAAGGCTCACGTACAGGTAAGGCAGCAGAAGCTGACCTTATGATTATGATCTCTAAGAACCCTACAGTTGAGGGTCAAGAGGAAGAAGACAACCAACGCCACATCAATGTGGTCAAAAACAAACTATCTGGGTGGCATGGCATTGTTCACACAGATCTTGAGTATAAGATAGCGAGGTATGTATCGTGATACATGAAGATACTTTAGAAGCGGTGTGCACAACGTGCTCTACAAAACTTACGATAGATAACTGGGCACAGTCTTGGCGTAACATTGGTAGAAAACAGTGTACCAGTTGTTCCAGAGATTACAATACATCCAGTAACCAAAATCGTATGTGGGTCAATGGTAGGTACGTACCTCAATCACATCCCTTGTATAAGGCAGGTAGGTATAAATCATTTGGTGATGCAGCATTTAGTTCTTTACAGAAAGATAAGCAGATCAGTGAGGGCTATGTGTATGCAATACAAAATGTTGCATGGCCTGAGTGGGTGAAGATTGGTAAGGCTGTTGATGCAGAAGACAGGCTCAATGGATACCAGACAAGCTCACCCATGCGTGATTATACTTTGTTGTACTACAGATACTTTGATGATCGTAATACTGCAGAAAAGAAAGCACACATCTTAGCTGCAACACAAACGACACACCCTTGGAACAAACACGACAACGGTGAATGGTTTAAGCTGACACAACAGCAAGCAATAGATATAATCAAGGAGATAGAATGATACAAACATTTTACGTAGACCACATGGGTACAGACTTATCTGTGGCTAATGCAGCACGAGTAAGCTTTGGTAAGCGTAGCGAGATGGATACGAGTGACGTATGGGGGCCACCCAAGTTGAAAGACAAGGATGCCAAGCTCATACGTTACTTAGCCAAGCACAAGCACATCAGCCCCTTTGGGCATTGCTTTGCCAGCTTCCATGTCAGGGCACCTGTGTTTGTAGCACGTCAGCTTGTCAAGCATAAGTTCCTGCGTTGGAATGAAATCAGCCGTAGGTATGTGGACAGTGAGCCTGAGTTCTACCATCCTCCAAAGTGGCGAGGGCGTAGTGATGATAAGAAGCAGGGCAGTGAAGGTGAGGTTGACATAGACATACTTGAATCAGAGTTTTGGTGGAAGCCTTATTCAATGTATAGGGTTCTTTTAGATAAAGGTGTATGCCCTGAGCAAGCACGTATGGTACTGCCACAGAGTATGGTCACTGAGTGGTACTGGTCAGGTAGCTTGGATGCATTTGCAGACATGTGTAACCTACGTTGTAAGCCTGACACACAATACGAAACACAGATTGTAGCTAGACACATTGACACAGAAATGGCTAAACTGTTCCCTGTGTCGTGGAAAGCATTAAGGGAGAACGAATGATGAGAGGTAACATTGACGGTGCAATCAAGGCATCAGCTATTGTAGCTTTACTTATAGCAGCACCACCTGTGTTGATAGCTATGACGTATGACGAATACCCAAAGTACTGCAAGCTATCTATATTACTACCATGTATAGGAATAAACAATGAGTGAAATAAAAGTAACAGATATAGAAGAACACGAGGATGGCAGTGCTACACTACAGGTAGAGTGTGCCCCTGAGATATTCGCAGCTATCTTTAACGTAGGATTTGTTGAGTTAGTAAAGAGAGGTCTGAAAAATGAGAGGTGGCAGACCTGTGTAAGTTGCGGTGGCCCAGCACAGAACGATACCTGCGGCTTCTGCTTAGAGGAAGAGTAATATGATTAGCCCTATGACACAAGAAGAAAGAGAACGTGCAACTGAGAGGAGACTTAGTAATATGACTACATCAAAATCCATATGTGAGATACGCCTACACAATGCAATGATACGCAACAAACTTACATTAGAGGAGTGCATAAATGCCATAGATACCTTTGCAGAAGATAAAAAGTTTCACGAGCATCTTGACAGCCTATACAATGTGGAACAAGATACATGGGACGATTGGCACGATGGAGATATAAAGTAGGAGACAATATGATACTGACCCTTGACGTAGAAAACACAGTAACTAAACGCAACGGCAAGATGCACCTTGATCCGTTTGAACCAGACAACACACTTGTAATGGTGGGTATGCTAGATGATCACATGAATGAAACGATTGTAACGTTTGATCACGCAGAGCAACAACCCACCACAGATGGGCGGCGTATTGTTCAGGATGCACTGGACTCTACCCGCCTGTTGGTTGCACATAATGCCCCTCACGATCTAGTATGGTTGTGGGAGTCAGGCTTCACTTATGACGGTGATATCTTTGATACCATGTTAGGCGAGTACGTACTGCAGCGTGGGCAGAAAGAGGCACTGTCACTTGAGGCATGTGCAGAACGCTACGAGCTTGATACTAAGAAGCAAGACACACTCAAAGAATACTTCAAGCAAGGCTTGTCTACTCGTGACATACCACATGCAGAACTGTCAGAGTATCTGTCACATGACTTACATGCTACGCAGCAATTGTTCAACCGTTTGCAGACGAAGTACGAGGAGTGCAGTTCACTGGAACCAACGATCACTCTGACCAACCAACTTGCAGTACATCTTGCACGTATATATCAGCGTGGCTTTCAAGTGGACATGGATGCATTGATGAAGGTGCGTGACGAGTTTGAGCAAGAACGTAATGTTCTTTCAATTGCACTAGAAGAACAGGTTGCAGACCTTATGGGTGACAGACCTATCAATCTCAACAGCCCAGAGCAGAAGTCATGGGTAATCTACAGCCGTAGGCCACATGACAAGAAGGTGTGGGCAGACTTGTTCGATGAACGTATGTCTGACACAGAGTACCGCAGTACAGTTCGACTACACAGTGAGCGTTTGTACAAGCAGAAGGCACACCAATGCAAAGAGTGTTACGGCACAGGACAGGTAAGAAAGGTAAAGAAAGATGGCACTCCATTCGCTAGGACAAATAGATGCACTGCTTGTAACGCTGCTGGCTTTGTATACACTGATACCACTACTCTGGCAGGACTAAAGTTCTCACCACCTACAGCCAAGTGGGTAAGCTCCAATGGCTTTGGTACAGACAAAGGTAACTTGTTGTACCTTGAAGGCATTGCACGTTCCAAGGGCATGAAAGAGGCAGAGCTATTCTTACAGAACCTACGTAGATTGTCTGCAGTAGAAACATATCTCAGCAGCTTTGTAGAGGGCATTGCAACGCATGTAAAGAATGACGGTAAGTTGCATGTACGCTTACTGCAACACCGCACTGGCACAGGCCGTTTGTCGGGTGCAGACCCTAACATGCAGAACATGCCACGTGGTGGTACGTTCCCTGTCAAACGTGTGTTCACATCACGTTGGGAAGGTGGACAGATTATGGAAGCTGACATGGCCCAGCTTGAGTTCAGAGTTGCTGCGTTTCTTGCACAAGATGCTACCGCCATTGAGGAAGTGTCTACAGGCTTTGACGTACATGCTTACACTGCACAAGTTATCAGTGATGCAGGTCAGCCTATGTCACGGCAAGAGGCTAAGGCACATACGTTTGCTCCCTTGTATGGTGCCAGTGGTTTCGGTAGGTCACAAGCAGAAGCGACATACTATCAACAGTTTACGACAAAGTATTCTGGTATTGCAAAATGGCATGAGGCACTAGCCAAAGAAGCATTAAACACAGGCAAGATCACTACGCCATCTGGACGTGAGTTCGCTTTCCCTGACGTTGTACGTAGACGCTTTGGAGGTGTGACATTTTTCACACAGATAAAAAATTATCCAGTACAATCGTTTGCAACCGCTGACATTGTACCTATATCTTTGATATACATAGATAGGTTACTAACAGCAAACAGGCTACACAGTTGTGTAGTAAACAGTGTACATGACTCAGTTGTGATTGATGTGCACCCAGATGAGAAGGACAAAGTACTAAAGGTTATTAGCACAGCTAATGACAAACTAATCGCAATCGTCAACCGCAAGTGGAACATAGATTTCAATGTACCTCTATTATTAGAGGCAAAGATTGGTCCGAATTGGCTTGACGTAAAAGATGTAATATGATATAACCACCATTCGTCTAAAATAAAAGGAGACTTAATATGAATCAAGTATCAACAATCGACACAAACAATTTCTCAGCAATGGCCCAAGCAATGGGCATGAACGCAGATGCTGCACAGCAGTCATCCAAAGCAAGTACACTTGCACGTTTACGTATTCATCACTCACCTATCATGGGTCAGCAAGAGATCAATGGTAAGATGAAGAATGTAGAGGTTGTAAGTGGTGGCACGTATAAACTAGAAGTACCAGATGGGCCAACGTACTACGCTGAGAGTGTTTCTATTCGTCCTTACCTACAACGCTTCATGCATAAGAAGTTTGTCATGGGTAATGACTCACGACCAAATCGTTATGTAAAAACTGTCATGGGTAATGATCTTAATCATGACATGAAAGACAACGATGGTGGCTTTAACTGCGGTAAACCTGCTGGCTTTATCAAAGACTGGGCTGCATTACCTGACAACATGAAAGACTTGATCAAGTCAATCAAGCGTGTTCGTGCTTTGTTTGGTGTCGTTGAATTAGTCAATCCCACAGATGATCAAGGTAACTCTGTTGATGTAGAGTCTACCCCATTCATCTGGGAGATTGACAATCGTGACGCATTTAAAACAGTGGGTGAGGTATTCACTAAGCTGTCAAAGATGCGCCGCTTGCCACCACAGCATTACGTGTCAATGACCACAACAGAAGTACCGTTACCTAATGGTAGCAGCTTCTATGTGCCTAACACTTCACTGGACTTGAACAATACGTTGGACATGGACAATGAAGCACAGGAGAACTTTGCTAATTTCATTGCATGGATTGAGAATTACAATACGTATATCCTCAACTCATGGGACGAGAGCATGCACAAGAATGAAGAGGTTGACACAGACACTGTGGAAGAGTTCGTAGACATTGACGCAGAGGATTTTGTCTAATGAACCATCCTGCTGAACTGGCGATCAATCAGTATCTTGAAGATGCTACATCTGGTA